AGGTCGGTCGCGTTATGGCCGAATGCGCCCTGTGCGGCACCGCGATCCCGCTCGTTTCGCCTGACATCCCGACACCCACCGATCCCGAAGCCGAAAGGAACTGACCATGGCTGCTGCCCGCCGCAAGGCACCCACACAGATTGCGCCCCAGACCATCCAGGAGGCGACCGCGACGATCGACAAATACATGGCGATGCAGGCCACCGTCGACCAGCTGAAGGCTGATGCCGACGCATCGATCCAGCAGATCGAGGGCGCGCGCGATGCAATGGTCGCCCCGCTGGAGCAGGCGCAGAAGGAACTGTTCAAACAGCTGCGCGCCTGGTGGGCCGTCGCCAAGGATCAGCTGACCGAAGGCAAGCGCAAGTCGATCGAGCTGGCGGGTGCCATCATCGGCGAGCGGACCAACACGCCTTCGCTCAAGCTGCCAAAGGGCGTGAACCAGGAGGACTTCATCGAGAAGATCCGGGTCGCGCTCGAAGAGAAAGCGGATCCCTACATCCGCACCAAGCTCGAACTCGACAAACAGGCGATCATCAAGACGCTGCGCAAGGGCGAGGATGATCCCATGGCCGAGCGTCTGGCCACGCTGGGCGCTGCCGTGTCCCAGGCCGACCAGTTCTTCATCGATCGCGCCGGAAAGCGCGAGGCGGATCCTGAGCTGGTTGATGTCGAGGGAGGCGCAGCATGACCACCGCACCTTCCCGAGGCGTGCCGATCAGTGTCGCCATCCGGTTCATGGCTGCCTCAATCTGCTCTGGGCCTGCCCAGACAATCCAGGATGCCGAGGGCAACACTGTGCACTGTGCAGCCGGCATTGCCACCAAGTTCATCGACGGCACCCCGCTGATCATCCTTTCGTTGGTCGAAGACGGTCGTCAGACCACGATGGCGCTGGATCCCGACGCCCTGGACCAGTTCTGCGACATGCTGGCCGAGGCGGTGCGCTGGCAGAATGCCGCGCTCACTCCCGCGACAGGGAGCCTGAACTGATGGCACGCCACAGCGCCAGCCTTCGCGAAGCGCAGGCTCTTGCCGCACGCCTCGATCGCGGCGGCGACAAACGCTCCGCTGAAATCATCAGGGCACTGATCCGCAGCTTCCAAGCCAGCCGCACCACGAACCAGATTCTGCATCAGGACATCCTCGAGCTGCGCGGCGCGGGCGTGCTGGCACCGCAATCTCGAAAGATGGAAATCCGTCAATGACAGAGAACCAACTTCGCACGCTCGACAACATCAGGGCCTTTATCGATGCGCACCGCCGACCGCCGATGGTGCGCGAGTTGATGCGGATCGAAGGCCTGAAGTCGACCGCAGGCATGTACAACCGTCTGCAGGCTCTGGTCCGTGATGGCTATCTTCGCAAGCTGGATGATCTCAACGGTCGCTATGTGCCTGTTGACCATAGCGGCTCCGTCGATCTTCGCGGTTGCTCGACCGACGCGTTGCAGGCGGAGCTGCAGCGCCGAAATGAGCTGCGGATCGAGCGCGGAGGTGCCAAGCCATGACCGCCGCGTCCGGGCCGTCGCACGCCGCGCGCACACCCGGCAGCGATCCGCGCACGCGCAAGATCCGCGCGATCATGGCCGCATGCAACCGGCTCGGCCTGGACGAGGATGCGCGCCGCGATCGCATTGAGCAGATCAGCGGACAGCGCTCGCTCTCCAGGCTGACCGACGGCCAGCTGGGTAAGCTGCTCGATGCGCTTAATGGTGGCTGGAAAGCAGGCCGCGTCGATCGTCCGCACCTTGGCAAGATCAGGGCGCTCTGGTGGAGCCTTTACTGGCTGGGTGAGATCGACGAGCCAGGCGATGCGGCGCTCAACGCCTTCGTCAAGCGGCAGACGGGATTGGCGTCTCTGCGCTTTGTCGACCACCGCCATTCCCATTCGGTGATCGAGGCGTTGAAGGCCATCGCAACCCGCGCCGGTGTTCTCTGGCCGACCGATGCCGATGTCCGCGCGCTGGAAGGTTCGATCCCTGGCTTCAGCCAGGCCCATGCGGACCGGGTCGCTGTTCTCCAGCGCCTAGACCGCCTCTGCGCCGACAAGGTGATGGTGTTCCCGATCGAGCTGGCGCGGCGCGAGATCGGATCGCGCGCCAACATGCATCACTGGTCTGAGCGGGAGATGGACGAAGCCATCCGCTTCCTCGGCCAGCGTTGGCGGGCCAAGAAGGCGCGTAACGCGCAGGCGGAAGGCTGACTCCATGCCTCTCGCCTATTTCCCTGGCATGAAGCTCGAGGATCTGCCGATCCCCCGTGACGTGCGGGTCACCCGGAGCTGGCCAATCCAGCTGGTGGAGTTGGCCGATCATATCGGAGCCTATCACGCTCTGCTGGTCGTCGAGCGCTTCGGAGGTCAGAAAATCTACATCTCGGCAGATCCGGAGCGTAACTGCCTGCGCGAGGTTCTCGACGACAGGCTGACCCGGATCATGAGCCATGTTTATGGGTGTCAGGACGTGGAAATGCCTGTGGCGAGGGCAGCGCTTCTCGAGGCGCGCAGAGCGCCCATCATTGCATCCGTGCGAAATGGCGATATGACTGTGGCCGAAGCGTCCAGGATCCTTCATAGCGCCCGGAGCTATATTTCCAGGCTCGTGAACCGCAGCCAGGAGGCTATCGACGCCGAACCCTTGCGCCGGTCCAGAGTGCGCGATCCACGCCAGATCGAGATGTTCGAGCCGTGGGACGAAAATTCCCTGTGACCCCGGTCACCCCAACCGCTGCGAGCCATCCCGCTTAGCACTGCCTCATCGCTTTTCGATGAGGTCCACTCCATGCATTCCGTCATTTCTGCCAGCGCTCGATCCGAATGCTGGAGCGTGCAGTCGTGAGCTGGTGGCAGGTCATCCAGACCCTGTGGCCGATCGCTGCCACGATGACGCCGCTGATCTTGCTGGGCGGATTTGCCTGGCTGCAGACCAAGTTCCCGTCGCGTGCGGACCTCAAGGAACATGAAACCGAGCTGAAAACGCTGACCGAGCAGGTTTCAGGCCTCGTCACGCGCATCACGACCAACGAGAGCCGCATTGATCATGTAATGCGAGATCTCGAGCGAGAGCCGACCCGCGCGGGCCTTGCCAATTCCATCTCCGACGTGCGCGATCGGCTCGGTTCGGTGGAATCGTCCGTCAGGGCGATGCAGCACCAGCTCGAAACGCAGAACGACTATTTGCAGACGCTGATCCAGCAAGGACTCGGCAAATCATGATCGCGCCCGCCATCCGACCGCTGGTGCGCCGCGCCATCATCGACCTGCTGGCCGAGATCGGCGGCGAGCATAACGACCATCATCTCGCGACCCTGCTGGCCGAGGTCGGACACCGCGTCGCACGCCGGGACGTTGCCGAGGAGCTGCGCTGGCTAGCGAAGGAAGGCTTCGTGCGGATCGAGGATGTTCCGCCGTACCTGCTGGCCGAGATCCAACCCGACGGCGAGGATGTCGCTGCCAGCCGCCTGATCGTCGACGGCATTTACCGCCACAGAACAGGCCGCTGACATGGCCCGCTGGTCTTCCGTCGAGGAACTGCCGGCAGACGTCCAGGACGAGCTGGACGAGGCTGTGAAGCGCAAGTTCACCACCGATGCCCTGGTCGAGCTGGCAGCAAGCCACGGCCACACCATCGCCCGATCGTCCATGGGCCGCTGGGCCAAGCGCCGCCGCGACTGGCATCGCGTGGTTGAGCGCGAAAAGGCCGTGCGCGGCATGGCCGAGGTCGTCGACAGCGAGTTCGGCGACGAGAACGAAAAGCGCAATCGGATGCTGCTGCACCTGGCGCGCAACAATCTCTCCATCATCGCCGCGCGCATGGGCGGCCAAGAGAAGCTCGAGCTGGGCGATGCCATGGGCCTCATCAAGGCGCTGAAGGACCTGGTCGTCGCCGACAAGGTCGACGCCGAGCGCGAGCGCGCCATTCGCCTCGAGCAGAACCAGCGCGCGGCCAAGGAGGCCGAAGGCGAGCTGCGCAGCCGTGGCGCGACCGAAGAAACCATCCTGGCCGTGAAGACCAAGCTGCTCGGCCTCAAAGCCTGAAGGGAGAAAGACCGTGAGTGAAGCCATCAGAGCCGACGACCAGCTCCGCCTGTTCATCGAACGCATCGAACGGCTCGAGGAAGAGCGCAAGGGCGTCGCCGACGATATCCGCGACACCTACAACGAGGCCAAATCCCAGGGCTATGACGCCAAGATCATGCGGCAGATCGTGCAGCTCCGCAGGATGGAGCCGCACGATCGGCAGGAAATGGCCGCGATCCTAGATACCTACAAGGCTGCGCTGGGGCTGGGATGACCGAGCCGCGCCGCATCGTTGCTGGCCTGAGCGCGAACGGCCCCGGTGACATTGCGTCGCTGGCGTTCGCGATCGCGCAGGATGCCAAGCCGTTCGGCTTCCGGGTGCTGGCGATCAAATGCTCGCGCGCGACCAGGGCAGCAGCCGCATCGAAGGGCTCTCGCACCAAGTACGTGCACCTCGCCGACAACCAGGAACGCTGCTGGATCATCCGGGTGTCCGACCATTATCGCCCGCGCCGTGTCGCGCATATCCCGCTGCACTTTGACCTGGTCGCGCTCGACGGCATGTCTGGCCAGGCCGATGTCCGCGAATGGCTGGCCTCCGTTGCAAGGGGCGAGATTGTCTGGGTGCAGCCGATGACCTCGCCCCGCACGCGCACCACGCGCCAGCGCTGGAAGGGCCGCAGGCCATGAGCGAAAAGGTCGGCTCGCTTGCACCATTGGACGATCTGCCATCGCTGCTGATGCTGTATCAGATCGAGGCGATCCAGCTCAGCGATCAGCATCAGCTGTTCGTCAGCGAAAAGTCGCGCCGCACGGGCCTTACCTATGCTTTCGGGGCGGACGCCGTGCTGACCGCTGCGCCAGCCCAGGGCGGGCAGGATTTCTTCTACATCGCCTACAACAAGGACATGACGCGCGAGTTCATTGGTTACTGCGCGGACTTCCTCCAGGCGTTCGACCAGCTGGCCACCGAGCCAAAGGAATTCTTGCACAACGACGGATCGGACGAGGGCATCAACGCCTTCCGCATCGATCTGCCATCGGGTCACAAGATCGTCGCGCTGTCGTCCAAGCCGCGATCGCTGCGCGGCATGCAGGGCAAGGTCCTTATCGATGAAGCCGCGTTTCATGACCAGTTCAACGATCTGCTCGACGCGGCCATGGCGCTCACCATGTGGGGCGGCAAGGTGGTGGTCATCTCGACCCACAACGGTGCGGACAACGCCTATAACGAGCTGATCGAGGATATTCGCAGCGGCAAGCGCGAAGGCGTGGTGCAACGCGTGACTTTGAAGGACGCGCTGCGCCAGGGCCTCTATCAGCGCATCTGCCTGCGCACCGGCCAGAAGTGGTCGCCCGAGGCGGAGGCAGCGTGGGAAGCATCGCTCCGCAAGCGCTATGGCGCAGCTGCCGAGCAGGAGCTGGACGTCGTTCCCTCGCGCGGATCCGGTATCTACCTGGCGCGCGCGACCATCGAGCAAGCCATGTCGCACGAGCTACCGGTCATTCGCCTGGCCTGCCCGGATGGGTTCGAGCGTCACAGCGAGGAGTACCGAACCAGCTGGATCCTGGAGTTTCTGGAGACCGAGGTCGCGCCCTACCTGGACGACTTCGATCCGACCAGGCCGACCTATTTCGGCCAAGACTTTGCCCGCAACGGCGACGTCTCCCCGATCGTGTTCGGCCAGCGCGATGACAGGATGCGCCGCGTCGCGCGGTTCCTGCTCGAGATGCGCAATGTGCCGTTCAAGGACCAGGAGCTGATCCTCAACTGGGTCATCTCGCGCGTGCCGATGTTCGCCTGCGGCAAGATGGACGCGCGCGGCAACGGGTCGGCCCTGGCCGAGGCCATGCAGCAGCGCTGGGGCTTTGACCGCGTCGAGGCCGTCCAGACATCGGAAAAGACCTATCTCGCCTTCATGCCGAAGCTGCGATCGGCGATCGAGGATCAGATGCTGCTCATCCCCTGGGATGAGGGCGTCATGGACGATCTGCGCATGATCAAGCTCGTGCGCGGCATCCCGATGATCCCGGATCGCGGCAAGGTCAGCAAGGCCGATGGCGACAGCGGCAAACGCCACGGCGACGACGCGATCGCGCTCATGCATTTCGTGGCCGCTTCGGACGAGGATATCGGCCCGATGGAGTTCTACTCGGCGGGCCAGCGCAGCACCCATCTGGCCTCCGGGCCTGTCTCGACGCGCGGGTTCGGCTCTGCCGGTGCCCGTGCCGGATTTGTGAGGTAACACCATGGCCCGCAGGCCTCGACCCTTTTCGAGCAGCAGCACCCGCGTGATCGCCCGGCGCATAGCCGAGCCGACTGGCACGATGCAGGCCCTGATGCGCCCGATCGCCACGACCTCTGACGGGCGCGACATCACCAGGCCGTTTGTCACCGGCCTGCAGCAGCCGCGCGACCCGCGCATCAGCATGGCGATCGACTGGGGCGTCTACGACGTCATCCTGGAAGACGACCAGGTCATGTCGACGCTGCAGCAGCGCATCGGTGCTGTGGTCTCGCGCAACTGGAACGTGCTGCCTGGCGATGAGAACGACCCTCGCTCGGTCGAGGCGGCGAAAAAGCTCAACGACAACCTCGTCCGCCTGGGCTGGGACCGCGTCACTCGCAAGATGCTGTTTGCCACCTTCTACGGCTATTCGGTCGCCGAATGCCTGTGGGAGGTCCGCGACGGGCTCTTCCAGTTCAAGGATCTGAAGGTTCGTCATGCCCGGCGCTTCCGCTATGACGATGCCGGCAATCTGCGGCTCATAACCCGCGTCGACTGGAATGGCGAGCTGCTGCCCGATCTCAAGTTTTGGGTGGCGACCGCAGGCGCCAGCGACGACGACGAGATCTACGGGCGCGGCCTGGCCGAGTGGCTCTACTGGCCGACGCTGTTCAAGCGGAACGGCTTGCGCTTCTGGAACAACTTCCTCGACA